ACATGCCGCCCACCTTGCCGCCCGCGAATAGGGCTTGCACTTGGGCGGTTAGGGATTGGCTTGACGCCGCAGGCGAAAACACATCCCTAGCGGGGTTTTTCAACGGCGAAGATAGCGGCGAAGTAAGCAGCATTACGAGCGGTCTACTCCGAACGACACAGCGCTTGGCATTCTCACCGCCCTAAAAACGCCGGGAGCACTTAAGACGACAACGGTGTTTTGCGCGTCCAAAACTCCAAAATCCGTGTAAGTCGAATCTGATTGCTTACATTGGATTCTCACGCGCATGTTCTTGCCGCCATGACCACGAATACTGATAGTCGTGCTTTCGCCAGCTGCGAGCGTGAAGTCAGACGATGCTAATTCTGTAGCGCCGTCAGCGATGATTGATGTTGCGGCAATTTTGTGTCCTTTTGATAAGCCTTAATGCAAAACGCCCTCGCTAGGAGGGCGCTTCACGCTGCGGCCTGTTAGGCCGGTGGGTTAGCCGTTGGTGCGAGTTGTGGCGAACTAAGCACCGCAACAGCCGACAACAGCGCAGCCGACGCATTCGCGACTGGCGTGATCGTCAGTCGCGTATAGCGTTTAGCCCCTTTGTAGCCAAGCTTTCGGCACTCGTTATCGTCGTCGAATTGGAAGCCTGCCAACGCCTCAGTTCCGATAAGATCGGCGTCAGCAACAGCGGCGGCGTCACTCATGTTTGATGCATCGCCTTCTTCAAGCAAGACCGTAAACGTCGCATCGGCATCAGCAATTGAGCCGGTGGCGATTACGTAAGTGAGGCTATCGAAGCCGCGACGGTCGATGATTTGACCGACTTGCGCGGTCGTATCTGCGACAGAAACTGGGCTAATTACCCGTTTCAGGTCGATTAAATTCATCAAGTCTTTCATTGTTTTTCCTTAAAAATTTAGAGTTGAGTGGGCGAGGCTTGCTCGCCCGTTTCATGCAATTACGATACGGCGCACTTGAGGAATTTCAGCGCCTCAAAATTGGCAATACCGCCACCCGAGCGCGTGCGCGATAGGAAGCGGACGTAAGGGAATGCACCAGCCGGATCACGCAACACACTGACACCCTTGCGATCTACGATGTAGTAGGCGCGGTTGAAGTCGCCGAACGCTACAGGGTAGGCATTTGCGCCAAGGTCTGGCATGAAGTCATCCGTAACAACTGGATGACCGAGCAAAGTACCAACAGCGCCAGCCATCAAGTTCGACGGCGCGGTATTGCCCCACAGGTAGTTGCCTTGACCGTCTTTGAACTTGCGGATTGCCGCCAAAGTAAGGTCGTTCATGATCCATGCGCCGTTTGCGCGGTACTGGCGCTTCAATGCATGCTGCAAATCAATCAGATAGTCGGACGGATTCGACGAGGCGAACGCAGAGGCGTGGCCTGTGGCGACGTAACCCACCTTGCCCCATTGGTACGATGCGTTTGCAACAATGTCATAGCTCTGCATGCCGCGAAGGCCGTTAACGCCGTCGCCGTTAATGCCGTCTTGCGCTTGCAGTTCCGCGATCTCAATCCCGACCTCTTGGATAAGGTCGCTTTCAACGCTGAACGTTGCATCTTCGATTGCCTCGCTAGTAATGCGCTGCTCCGAAAGGTAAGTGCCCGGCTTAAATTCCAGTTCTACCCACGTTTGCGTCGTGCCGTTTGTGGGTGCGGTTGTTTCGCCGCCGCGCGTCGCGCCCGACGTTCCGGTTACCTTGACAAGCTTTTTGTAGCTTGCCGAGCCAATCGGAATCACGCGCGCAACCTGTCGCAGCGCGCTGTAGCGCGAAACAACGCGGTCAATGCCCGCTTCCATTTCGTGATCGATGAGGAAGCCGCCCTGACTAGAGGTGCCTACATTGATCGCCTTTTTCTCAGACTCGGAAAGCCCTTCGATGCCACGACGCAGGTAAGTTGCCTTGGCTTCTTTGTACGCAGCCAAACCGTCGGCGGTGAGCGGCGTAAAGGTCTTGCCGGATTCCATCGCTGCGGCTTGCGCGACGTTGTTAAACGACTTGAGTTCGGCTTCTGCTCGGGTTTGCGCGTCGCCGGAAAGATTAGGGCGCTGCGTTTTCAGTGTCAATTCTTTGAGCGCTTTGCTGGATTCGGTGATGTCCGCTTCCATTTTTGCGAGCTTGCCATCAAGCTCAGATACAGCCTTGTTGCTAGCGAGAGCAGCAATGCGCTCGTCGTTGGTTTTCTTAAATTCTTCCCACGCCTTACCTTGCGATTCGACGAGAGATTTGATTTCTGACATATCCATGTTTTGTTTCCTTAGTGGGTGAGAGACAGGGCGGCGTTACGCGCTTTGATCGCGCTCGCCAGTGCGCCCAATTCGTCGTCAGAATCCCTCTGACCCGACAGGGACTTAAGACGGCCTATAAAAGCCGTTGCTTGTGCGTTGCTGAGTCGTCCAACATCCCGTAGGAAAGACTCGGCATCACGCACGGTTTTTATTAAATCGATGCTTTTGATTTCTTCCGGCAACTGCGCGCCGGTAAGCGCCGCAAGCGAGCGGCTATGCGGGAAAAATTCGGTCAATGATTTGGCTGCGGTCAGAACGTTTTGCGTGACCATGCGCGGTTCCATCGGCGTTACGGTCAATGTGTCGCGTTTCAGCGGCCATTGCGTGATTTCGCCGCTACGCTGGCGCATGGTTTTGCCGCGTATGGCCTCGCTTGAGTTGCCAACAATGCCCGCATCAATCATTTGCGCGAGGTGATCGACGTACTTTGCGCGGCGGTTCAAAATTCGCTCGACAAAAATACCCGTGTCGTCGGTTTTTGCGGTTTTCCAATCAACAAAACCGAGCACTTGCGATTCATCCATTCCGGTTGAATCGGGGTCTAAACCGTGCTCAAAATCGACGTACAAAACGCCCAAATCGGTGTATCCGCTATCAAAACGGGTGTTTTTAGTGAAGAATTCGCCGACGAGGTCTTTTCCACCGAAAAGCACCATGTAGTTCCCGACAACGATCTCGTTATCGGACTTCGATAATGTCTTGAGGTGATTCATTTTTTCTGCCTTTTGGCATTAAAAAACCCGCATAAAGCGGGCTTTTCGTGTTGATTCCGATGAGTTTTCATGGCGCTGGCGTCTGGTTTCCGCTAAAAGCGCGCGCTGGCAGCTTTGCCGACTCGCCGCCCATAGGGTCAAGGTCTTCAATCGCACGGATTTCGTCTTGTGTCATCCACGCGGGTGAACCACCCGAGCCGAGCGCTTTAGCAAAATACTCAGAACGGTCTTTTGCTTGTGCGCGCATCAATCCGTTCGCGTTGAACTTCCAATAAAACCCGTTTCTACGGTCTTCCGGCGTCAATAGGTTTGCGTCAGCAGATTCTTGAATCCGGGTGTACCACGGGTCTTTTGTCTGCGCGCGGTCAGCGGTAAACATAGCTTCCGCGCTGGCGTAGGTGCTTGATTTATCGCCGCTGTATCCAATCACCAACGGTATTACGCCAAAAAAACGGCATGCTTCCTCTATCTGGTGATCGCGGGTCTCTTTGTGCTGCGCATCAACGCCAGTCATTGACGTTGAGAGCCATTTTGCGTTGCGATCCAGAACCATTGGCGCGTTAGATTTGCTTGCGCCCGCTTGCGTTTTCAGCCATTCGACTAATGCACTGTGCTGCTGTTTGTCTAACGTTCCATCCACCGAGTAAATGCCGGACGGGCGAACGCCGTTTGCGTGCAATCCAGCGTGACTTTCTTCAAGCGCGACCGACAGTCCGAGCGCTTCGCGCGCCATTGACAACGTGTCGAGTCCTAAAAATCCGTCCCACGACAGCCCGCGAACATGCCAGATTAAATCCGGTGGAATCTCGCGCTCGGTTGCGTCTTTGCCTCTGACTTTGTAGGTAATACTCCAATCGGCCTTTTGCTCTGCACGAACGCACGAAGGATCAAGAATAATTAGCTCTGCAACAGTCCCGCGATACATGTTTTTGAATACATAGGCGTTGCCCATGCAAGCATGCAGCGCGAGCGTTTCTCGGAATTCGTAGGACGTTTGCCAAGCATTCGGCTTAACCGTCAATACCTCGTAGAGCGGATGGTCACGCGCGATACGCTTGCGCATCAATCCGCCTTCTTCGTAGTCCTGCATCAACTTAAACGGCACCTGCGCAACACCTGTTGCGATGTGGCGCATACAAGCGAGTGCAGCCGATACACGAAACGCCGTGGTCAGATTGACGGCGGGGCCAGCTTTTGAGGCAACGCCACCGTTAAGCAACTCAATCCAACGCTCGTACACGCTAACGGTCGATTTTCGTTCTGCGACGGCGTTAGCAAGGAATCCCATTACTTACCGCCGCGCGCCAAAACAACGCCCGCCACAAGGGACAACAG